TTAGATAACCCTGCTAATTTTGTTGGTTTATTTTTTACCAATAGAATAACGCAGGAGGTTGTTTCTTTTATGTTTAACAACATCAGCACAACCGATAGGTATATGAAAATGAGTTTAGTTGTTAATACTTATTTTGCAGATTCTGAAACAGGGTTTTGGACTTACAAAGCATATCAAACACCAACGAATAATATCAACACAATAGATACAGATTCTATACCTGTTGAAACAGGATTGATGTATCTTAGTGCTGCGAGTGAATTTGAGCCAACAAAATATACAGGACAAAACAACACATTTGTAACATACAATGGATAATTACAAACACATAGTAATCAAATTTGACCACGCTCAGCAGCCAAAGTTTGAGGAAAAAAAAGGTAAGTATTCTTACATTGAATTTGGTAAGAATAACGATTACCCTAATTATCTGTTATCTCTTTACAACGAATCTCCTAAACACGGCGCAATAGTCAAAAGTAAATGCACATATATTTACGGCAAAGGTTTTGAGGTTGCAGGTACTGCGAATAGCAGGGGTGAAACGTGGAATCAGATTGTAAAGAAATGTATTAAGGATGATGAACTTTACAGAGGTTATTATATGCAGGTTATTTGGAATCGCATAGGACAGATTGCTGAGGTTTACCACATTGATTTTGCAAAGGTTAGAGTTAACAAAGATTTGAGTTTGTATTACGTAAAAAACGACTGGAACGATTTTAAGGAAAAGCCGCGCGAATATCCTGCGTTTAATATGAACGATAAGTTTGGCTCGCAGATTTATTTTAATCGTGAGTATAATCCATTGAGTGAGGTTTACCCGTTGCCTTCATACTATCAGGGATTGAATTATATTGAATCAGATATAAAGGTTAGCAGACACATTCTCGGTAATGCAAATCAGGGATTTGTTGGTAGCACTTTAATTAATTTAAACAATGGCGATCCTGTTAACGAGGAACATAAGGGCGAAGTTGAGAGAGGTTTATTAAAGAAGTTTACAGGCGATGAAGGAAAGCGTTTAGTTATTATGTTCAATAAGAGCAAGGATAACGCTGCTGAGATTGTAAACCTCGGTAACACAATGCTTACTAAGGAAGATTTTACAAACATAAATAACCTAATCACAAATGAAATAATGATATGCCATCAAGTGGTAAGTCCTACATTATTTGGCGTTAAGGTTGAGGGGCAGTTAGGAAGTAGAAACGAAATCCGTGAGGCATACGAAGTATTCAATAACGTGTACGTTCAAGAAAGACAGGCAGAGTATAACGATGTTTTTACTCAGTTTAGAAATCTTAAAGGCGAGCAGGGAGAGTTTTATTTACAACCAGTTGAGCCGTTAAAGTTTGAATTTAGCGAGGCGATAATGGCTGCTAATTTAACACAAAATGAGATAAGGGAATTGATGGGGCGTGAGCCATTGAATGCAGGGCAGGTCACATCGGATGGTGCGGTTGCAGTTACTGAGGAAATACCTTTACAAAATGTAGAGGTTAAATCTAATGATGCGTTAAGAAATCTAACAGGCAGACAATACCAAAATGTTATGCGCATTGTTAGGCAGTTTGGTAACGGCAAACTAAGCAAAGCACAGGCATCGTTGATGTTAAAAAATGGATTTGGTTTTTCTGATTCTGATATAGATATTTTTTTAGGGATAGATGATAATCCTTTAACTGAGGATGAGGTACAAAAGTTTAGTTTAACAGAAGATGAGCGTTTGATTTTGGAGTTTGAAAACTGCGGAGAGGAAAAAAAAAATTATAGTGAGATAGGTCGGGAAAGTTATAGAGAATATTTTGCAGATAATTTGAATCAAGCGCAGGCAGATGTTTTAACATTGATAACGAAGGATAAAAATATAACGCCTATCATTATCGCAAGAACTTTAAAATTAGACACGGATTTGGTTATTGATATTATAGATGATTTCATTAATAGAAATATAATAAAATCAATACCATCTAAAATAAACGCTGAGCCTGTGTATGAGGTGTTAAAACCTGCATCAGAGTTACCGGGTAAGAATAGCAAGGTTACAACCTTAGTAATACGTTATAGTTACGAAGGTCCTGAGGATAGCAGAAATAGACCATTTTGCGCTAAGTTGATGGAGTTAAGTAAACGTAAGACGTGGAGCAGGAGCGATATAGAAAGCATTTCTGAGCGTGTTGGTTATAGTGTTTGGGATCGTAGAGGCGGATGGTATACACAACCAAACGGAGAACATCGCGAATATTGCAGGCATCGTTGGTCATCAAAATTAATGAAAAAGAAAGATGAGTAAAAATATCCTATTTATTACGGAGCAAACTTTTAAGGAAAGAACTGGCGCATCTAACCAGATAGATGGTAAACAGATTTTCCCAATGGTTAAGGTAGCAGGTGATATGTATATTCAGCCTGCATTAGGTAGTAAATTATACACACGTTTACAGAGTGGTGTAGTTGCTAATAATCTAAATGCAAATGAGGTTATTTTGCTAAACGATTACATCACAGATGCGTTGATTTGGTACACGATGAGTATGTTACCAATGACAATGGGATTTCAATTATTTAGCAAAGGATTTCTACAAAAGACATCAGAGGAATCAGCACCACCGAGCAGAGCGGATTTAGAATTAATTGAGCAAAAGTATTTAAGTTTAGCAGAGTTTTACAAGACAAGATTAATAAAGTATTTGCAGGAAAACTATACACTCTATTTTGAATATCTGAATTATGGTAGCGGATTAGATATTATTTTTCCTGAGGAAAAAGCGTATAGCTGCCCGATTTATTTAGGCAACGCTTACATACCTGAAACAAGCAAATACGTTAACTCATCATCGGGTTACTCTGCTCCTGATATTGTTTATTATACTGCGGTAGGTGGCGAATCTACATTTAGCCTTTCAACCTTAGCAGGTCGCACTACATTGTTTGCGAGTCGTGGAGGATTAGCAAAAGGAATCACACAAACGGCAACAGCTGATACTGGTTATTTACAAATCGTTGGAGGGGTTGTTACTTTACCCACAGGCGATGTTGCAATGGCAGGAGAGTTATTTACATTTTTATACAGATAAAATATGAGTAAAGGTTATAAAAAGGAATGGATAGAAAAAGTAAAGCAGAAATTTAATGACATACAACCAAATAATAACAAAGATAACCGACCTGCTAACAAGCAATCCGATAATAAAATCGGTAAGGTTTGCAACTCCAACGGAGTGGATAGGATTCGTTAGTATGCCGCAGTTCCCTGTTGCATTATTCTTTATCAATAATGGGCAGTTAAACGCAGGGCGTGATTTAGTTTACACGATCCAATTTTGGTATTTAGATAAATCAGGTGTTGAGGGAGAATTTGAGCAGGAGGTTATTAGCGACCAACATCAGATAGCAAATGATATTATTTTAGCATTAAGACAAGATAGAACAATAAGCGTTGATACGAATATTAGATGGGATGCTATCTCAGAAAAGTTTGAGGATTATTTGAGCGGAGTAACTTTGACATTTAACATATTTACAACTGGACAATTTAATAACTGCGATTTCCCAATATGAGAAAACTAATAACGATAATTTTAATTTTGGTTTGTAGCAAATCATTTGCACAGGTTTATCAATTAATGCCTCAGTATGGTTATCAGGCGAACAGATTTGTATTTGATTCTACTTTGCAAATACCTACTACGTGCGGTGTACCTACTTTAAAAAGTGTTCAGTTTGTAACAAAGAGGGCAGCGATTGCATTTGATTCGTGTAACAATATATTCTATCAATACAATCCTAAGACGCAAGCGTGGTCGCAGGTAAGCGGTGGCGGTGGATCAACAGATACTACAAGTTTAAGCAATAGGATCAACTTAAAAATTGATTCGGTAAAGCGTAGGATTGATTCAGTTTTTGCATATCGTAATGGAACAGAGGTTTTTCAGTTTAAAGATTCTGTTGGTAGCGGCTCAACAAATGATACTACAAAAGTACCTTACACAGGTGCAAATAAAAGTGTGAATCTTGGACCTTATAATTTGATTGTTGATTCATTAACCATTGGAAGAGGTAACAACCATTCATTGAGCAACAATACTGCTCTTGGATTTGATGCATTAAAACATACAACAACTGGAAACTACAATACTGGTGTTGGTCATCAATCTTTACACAATACATCAACTGGTCAATACAATACTGCAATTGGTCAATCATCTTTATTCACAAATACAAATGGTGGTCAGAATACTGCAATTGGATTAAATTCATTGTTATACAATACAAGTGGAAGCAACAATGTTGTTGTTGGATTGGATGCAATGCAACATAATACAACAGGTGGCAGCAATACTGCAATCGGTTACAATGCAGGCAGCCATTTAACAAACGGCTCAACACCAAACACAACTGCAAGTAATAGCATTTACATTGGTAGAGATTCAAAGGCAAAATTAGACAATCAAACAAATGAAATTGTCATAGGTTACAATGCAATCGGTAACGGCTCAAATACAACCACAATAGGAAATACATCAACAACTGCAAACTATTTTACAGGTTCAGTAAATGCAACAACATTCGTAAAAAATGGAGGTACATCATCACAATTTCTAAAAGCGGATGGCAGTGTTGATGCGACAAACTACTTAATTGACACAAGTTCTTTGTCTTCAAGAATCAACTTAAAGTTCAATACAACAGACACAAGCAGTTTGCAACAAAAATCTTTGCCTGCAAATTCAATCGTTGGTAATGAAACTTATCAGACTGCTAACGCTCAATCAATTTATTTTAAAGATACATCAGGCACATACGGAGGTACAATAACGTGGACAGGCACAACAGCACCATCAGGCGCAACAAATCATACATATAGATGGACACGTATAGGTAAATTAGTAACATTAACAATATCTGTTGTTTATGCAACTAATGGAACTGGATTAACATCGGCTGTATTTACATTGCCATCAGATGCCCCTAATCCTGTACAGCCATCGGGATTAACATCTGCATCTAATGGATTGTATGCATCTACTTTTATTGCTCAACAAACGGCTACAGGCGCACCATTAGGTAATGCACCTCGTGCTTTGCTTAGAAATAACGCAGCAAATAATGGATTTGAAATCATAGCATCGTTTACATCTTCAACAATTATACAAGGATTTATAAACGTACAATATACAGCACAATGATACACATAAGGCAGAAATTGGATATAGCAAACAAAACAGGGGAGCAAATTGCTTATTCAGTTGTTGACACAACAGATTGGACAGCACCATTACAACAACATCCATCTATTGTAGAACATCCTGAATTATTTGAAATTGTGGACGAAGAAATTCCAACCCACGCACAAACATTAATTTATCAATCATAACATATGACAACGGCAATGGTGACTAATATCTTAATCGGAATAGTGATAGCACTTATAACATTTTTAGGGAAAGAACTAGTCAAGCGATTAGATAGATTTGAAAAGATAGTACAAGGTATTCTTATGTCGGATGTTGCCGTAAGTAAAGATTTAGAGCAATTAAAAGAGGATGTAAAGGATCACGAAACACGTATTTCTCAACTTGAAAAATAGACCAATTATGAACAGCACGTTTCTAAACTTGAATGTTAACGATTTCATCAAAGGTTTGGCAGTAGCCGTATTAACCTCAGTTTTGACAATCGTTTACAACACATTGCAAACAGGCACGCTCGCATTTGACTGGGCAGCCATTGCAACAACTGCATTAACCGCAGCGATTGCGTACCTTATGAAAAACCTTCTAACAAACACAGAGGGCAAAATGCTCAAAAAAGATGTGAAGTAAAAAAAGGGGGTGTTTAATTGCACCCCCATTTTAATTATGCGTTACTTATTTTTAATCATATTATTTTCAGGATGCTATACCGCTCAGAAAGCTGATAAGCAAATGAATAAAGCGTATGTATATCATAAGGCGTTAACGGCTCAAAAGTTTAGCGAGTGGTTTCCCTGTGAAACATTGCAAATAGATTCATCAGAAAAGATTGAATACATCTACAAACGCGATACGTTATTAGAGTACATTATAAAGGAAACTGAGCCGATAAATATAATTCTTAGAGATACACTTATCAGATATTATAACGGCTGCGATTCGCTTAAAAAAGAGTTATCTAGGGCTAAGCGATTAATAGACCATCTTACAAATGAGATACAATTAAAGCCGATAGTTTATTATAAAACAATCGTAGATTCTGCACGTAATGTATCATTACAAAATCAATTGAATCAGGCGAATGATGATTTAAAGAAACGCAATAAAAATTATGTTATTTCGTTATGGTGGATTATTGCGTTAATGATTGCACTTTTATTATCAATCTTATTAAACTTTAAAAAATGAAAGCATCACAAAAATGTGTTGATTTAATTAAAGAGTTTGAGGGGTTTTTTGATAAATCATACATCTGCCCGGCAGGAGTTCCTACAATTGGATTCGGCAGCACAATGTGGAACGATGGCAGAAAAGTAAAGATGGGCGAAAAGATTACTAAAGAAGGTGCAGAGATTCTTTTGCACTGGGAGTTAAATAATAAAAGCATTGCCTTAATAAATTTAAATATTAATCAGAATCAGGCAGATGCGTTGTTATCGTTTATTTATAATTTAGGTATTGGAGCGTTTAATAAATCTACACTTAGAAAAAAAGTAAAATTAAATCCTAACGATCCTACAATTCGCGATGAGTTTATGAAATGGAACAAGGCACGTATAAATGGAAAATTGCAACCAGTAAAAGGGTTAACGCGCAGAAGGGTAGCAGAATCAAATCTATACTATGATAATAACTGAGCTGGGTAGAAACGTACATCAAATAAAAATTGATTGTATAAAACAAAAGGAGCATTGGTTTTTACTATCATCAGACCATCATTGGGATAACCCCGATTGCGATAGGGCAATGATTAAAAGACATTTAGAAGAAGCGAAACAAAAGAATGCTCCTGTTTTATTTGTTGGTGATTTCTTTTGTGCTATGCAGGGAAAGTATGATAAGCGTAGCGATAAGAGTAAGGTAAGACCTGAACACCAAACGACAAAGTATTTAGATTCATTGGTTGAAACTGCTGCGGAGTGGTTGATGCCTTATCGTGAGCAGATAGCACTTATAGGACAGGGCAACCACGAAACAGCCATCTTAAAAAATCACGAAACAAACCTGATTGAGCGATTAGTAGAGCGTTTAAACATAGGCAATAAAAATCCTGTGTATATGGGTGGGTATGGTGGTTATCTCAAATTAATTTTTCATAGAAACGAAGGTATGCACCTCCCTTTAGTAATAAAGTATTTTCACGGGCACGGAGGCGGAGGACCTGTTACAAAGGGTGTTATACAATCTGCAAGGCAATCAATGTATTTACCGGATGCAGATATAGTTATTAGCGGACACGTACACGAACAATACACCATAGCATTTATGCAGGAGAAACTACATCAATCAGGTAGGATTTCTTTGAAGGAACAATGGCACGTAAGAATGCCTACGTACAAAGATGAGTATAAGGATGGTTACGGAGGTTGGCATATTGAAACTGGTAAGATGCCTAAGCCATTAGGAGCGTGGTGGCTGCGAGTTGAATATGTGCGAAAGCAAATCAATAATAAAGAAAAATATTATTTAGTTTATGATTTTATCAGAGCAAAATAACGAAAAAAATGTAGAGGATTCTGTAGAGGAAACGGAGGAAAATGAATTAGATTTGCAGGTAGATTTTACTACCTCGCACGATTACATTTCCTCAGCATTTCAGGCACTCAATGCAGTAGATGATATTGATACTGCTTTGTTGAGTAAATCGGATGAGATGAGAATTAAAAGGATCAGGCGCAAATCGTTGCTAATTATAGAATGTTGCATTAACGAATTATACTCTGAATTATTTGAATCAGAGGATGAAGATTAGGTGTTTTGGTTATTAAATAATAATCCTGATGTTTCTACATTAGGTGTTTTTGTGTGAATTTCCCCCCATTTTATGGGGGTTTTTTATTTTGTAGTGGGGTATGTAGTGGCTACAAATTTTATAAATTACTTACTCTCTCATACCCTCTCACGACTCTCTCACACATTTTTTTTATTTACATAACTCAATGTTTACAATACTTTCAGCGTGCGACTAAAAAATAATTTAAAAAAAAACAAAAAAAAGTTTTTTAATTCGGAAAGTAATTATATCTTTGATTTATCAATCACACAAAAACAAAACAAAATGCAAGTAGCTCAAACAATTTTACAACAATTAGGCGGAAACAAATTTGTAGTAATGACAGGAAGTAAAAACTTTATTGCAGGTGAAAATTTTTTAAGAATGAATTTAACAAGAAATAAAGCAAAAGCAAAATGGTTAAAAATCACCTTAAATGCAAATGATACTTACACTATGGATTTTTTTACAGCTGATAAAGAATTTAACATAACATCAAAAGAAAAGTTTGAAGATGTTTATTGTGATCAATTATGTTTTTTATTTACAAAAGCAACTGGATTATTTACATCACTTTAATTATACAGGGGTGCAGCATCCTTCAAACTGCTTATTTTTCACACAAAACAAAACACAATGATACTAAGCACTACAAAACACTACAACGGATACGAGGCATTTTTAATTGTCAATTGGAGAAATGGTAACGACTACGATATTGAGAGCGTAATAATTCAAAGCAAAAATGGTATTATTGATGTTACCGATATGTTTACCTCTGATGAAATTATAGAGGAAATATTCGGAGCGATAGACTGGCAAATGATTTATAACCAAAACCACACATAATGACACAGATTTTAGCACTCACAAAACAACAATCAGATTTACTACAAAAAGAAATGCCTGAGAATGTAGTACAATTACAAGACACAGGCAGCTACATCTTAACCTCAATTACTTTAACCGATTCCGTTGATATGCTTAAACTATTTATGTCAGGCATTATGCACGGATTAAATCTTACAAAATGAAACACAATTACACAATCAAACAACAAATTTTATTAATAATCACAATGTTAGTAATCTGTATTATCGGATGTTTAGCAGATAATTTTTTTAACTAAAAACCAAAACACAAAATGAAAAAATCAGAATCAATTGAGCAAATCGCAAAAGCATTAATCACGTTTCACGTGAAATGCGACACAATCAAAAAGGATGCAAAAAATCCTTTCTTTAAATCTACTTACGCATCTCTGAGTAACATACTGGATGCAATCAACGAGCCGTTAATTGAATGCGGTTTATCTATCTCACAATTCCCTACCGGAACAGATGGGTTAACTACTATCCTAATGCACGAATCAGGCGAATATATCGCAGGGGAATATTCAATGCGACCTGCTAAGGATGATCCACAGGGCAGAGGCAGCGCAATAACCTACCAACGCAGATATGCAATCGCATCGGTTTTATCTTTAAACATAGATGAGGATGATGATGGCAACGCTGCCACACACGGCAAACCTGATGCAGATAACAGAGAATGGCTCAATAAAGACACAGAGAATTTTTTAAAGGTTATCGCATACCTTAACGGAGGCGGTAATATCTCAGAGGTAGAGAAAAAATACAAACTGAGTAAAGACATAAAACAATCATTAACAAACCTTAAAAAATGAAAGTAGAAACAAGAGGCAGAAAGCCCATCTCAAACCAATTAAAAAAAGTTCCTGTTACTATCTATCTCTGTCAATCAGAGGTAGATAATAACGGAGGCAAAGAATCATTAAAATCAAAATTATTAAACTATGCTACCACTAATACAGAAAGACTACAACAAACAGGAACTCGCTAAGATTGCAGATAACTGCGTTAATGAGTTATTAGATAACGGCCGCATCCTTGAAACTCACGAATTCATAACTAAGATGGAGTTTTTTATTAAGAAGTTAAAGGATAACCCTGAGTATTATAATTACCTATCTTATGAGGTTGCTAAGTATGGCAGCGCACATACCACATCTACAGGTACAAAAATGGAACTTGCAGAGGTCGGGGTAAAATACGATTACGTTTTTTGCGAGGATGATACTTATAATGAGTTAGTCGTTAAGAGAATGAGTTTAGATGAACAAATAAAGGATCGTGAAAAGTTCCTAAAATCTATCCCAACAGAAGGCATTGAAATCGTAGATATGGATGGCGTTGTTAAACGTGTTTATCCGCCTTCAAAATCATCTACATCATCCGTTAAAACAACCATCAGTAAATGAACTGGATGTATTTAATTAAAGACGTTATATCCTGTAACAAAAAAACCACATACGGCAGGAGCGGAGATAGGGTTTACATAATTGCTAATCATCATCCTGCCGTTATAGTATGTAACGAAAAAGGTAATAAATTTAGTACCTCAATTAACAACTTAAAATCAACAAAATGACAAGTAAAAGGGAATACAAAATATACTTAGAAGGTAATAGAAGGCTTAATTTATGGTTACAAAATGAAACCTTTGATGATATGACCTGCTATGGTAGTATGTTAAGATTTGAAATGGCATTGGGTTTATATGTTTATCCATTTGAAAAACCTAAATGGATGAAAAAAGAAAAATTTAATAAGTTTGTTACAGAGGATGAATTTAACAATGATAAATATAATATTATAATAAATATTTTATTTGTTGAAGCAAGCAATATAAATGATAAATTAAAAAACCAAAACAATGACCTTAAAAAACAGAATTGATTACCACAAAAAAAATCCTCAGATTTACGAAATGTATAAAAAATTTGCATTTCAGGCAATTAAATCAAAACGACCTTATTACTCATCTGAGATGATTGTTAACCGGGTAAGATGGGAAACTATGGTAAAAGCGGAATCAGGATTTAAGATAGCTAACGAAATGAAATCTTTTTACTCACGATTGTTTGCATTGGAAAATCCAACGTATAAATCTTTTTTCAAAAATCGCGTTTCAGTATGTGATGCACTAACTTTAAAAATGATTAAATGAGGCATCCATTAGAGCAAGATGATACAAGCGTTTACACACCCTCAGATATAATACATATTGCCTGTTTCTATCTAAATATTAATGCTAACACTATCGTTAAGAAAGGTCGCACTAAGGAGTATTTATTAGCAAGGATGTTGATTTATGATTTGCTTTTAAATAACAAAACTTTGCAATTAACTTTTGAGCGCACTGGTTATTTATTTGGTAGGCATCATTCAACATTGATTAACGCACGCGATGAACTCAGAAAGTATTTGGATGTGTATGATGAAATCAGGCATAAGTTAGAGCATCTGCATTTATCAGTTTACAGGCATTTGGATTTTTACACTCACGTTATCTCAACACGTGTAAAAGATAATAACAACTTTAAAAAGATACTGATAGATATACCTGAGCAGTTGTTTTACGATATGTTAGTTGAGTCTAAAAAAACCGATATAACATTTTCTGAGTTAGTTACAAAATGTATCAAAAAAAATTTACAGAGTTTATCAAATAATTTGTAAATTTGTTTTAAGATTTCTTTACGAAGTAGTAGCCGAAAAGAAATTTATTTCAAATCCTGAGGGGATGCGTTGCTACTACCAATGCGTTCCCTTTTTTATTTTATGAAAAAAAGCACTTATTATTTTTCACACGATTATAATGCTGCCAACGATGTGAAAATACTTTTTATGAGGCAGCAGTTAGGTATGGAGGGTTATGGTATTTATTGGTTTTTAATTGAGCATTTAGCAGATGCAGGAGGTATATTGCCATTAAAAATAATTCCTGTATTAGCAATGCAAACGCATTCACAGGAGGTAAAAGTTAGAGCGGTAATATCTGAGTTTGATTTATTTCAAATCGTTGATGATGAGTTTTTTAGCATCAGGTTAAACAAATCATTAGAAAAAATGAATGAGTTGAAATTTGCTAATTCAATTAAAGGTAAATTATCAGCAGAGAAACGTAATATAACCGCAGTTGAACCGCAGTTGAACCGCAGTTCAACAAAGGAAAGGAAAGGAAAGGAAATAAAAGGAAAGGAAACTAATATAGTTAAACTGCCGTTTAACTCTGAGATGTTTAGTAAAAAATGGAATGAGTGGAAAGATTATAAAAAATCCTGTCACAAATTTTCATTTAAAAGTGACAACTCAGAAAAACTATCTTTGAATCAGTTATCCAAACTATCTAACAATTTAGAACCTATCGCCATTGAAATAATAAACCAATCCATCGCTAACGGATGGAAAGGATTTTTTGAAATAAAAACCACACAAAATGCAAATCGTATTGAATCAGTCGTTAATTGGGCAAATCAATTCCAATAATTCAAAAAGGATAGCAGATTGCACTAATGCAGAAATAGGGCAAACGCTCGCGAAAATCTTTGTAATGGTTGGTTTGCGCTCAAAAAATATGCCATCAGAAATTGAATCTAAATTGTTGTTTCAAAAAATCAGGGAATACTACCCTAAAAAAAAGTTAGATGAATTGGTTATAGCATTTGATTTAGCGATTCAAAAAAAGATAGATGCTGAGGTTATCGTTTACGACCAATTTACTCTGCCATATCTAACTGAAATAATGGATAAATACAGGGTTTATGTAAACGAACTGGCAAAGGATATACCTGTAGAGATTCCAAAGCAAATAGAGTACAAAATGACTGATGCAGAAAAGTTAAAAGACATTGAGGATTTCGGTAAAACTCCAACTGCCTTTAATATGATACCCGGTTACATTTATGAATGGATTATTGAGTTAGGGTTAGTTATCTTAGATGAAGATGATAAGACCGAATATTATCGCAGAGCAATTCAAATGAGGGAAAGCGAATTAAGGAAAAACGCAGAGTTCGGAGATGTTAAAGAATATGGCGCATTTATGAAATCTAAAAAAAACGGATTTGCAGATATAAGCAAACAGGAAATAATAAACATTGATTTTAATTTTAAGCGTATTGTAGTGCGTGAATATTACAGAAATAAATAAAAATATGAAACCAAAACCAACACAGGATATCATTAATAAAAGATTTGAAGAAATCAAAGAGTTAGTAAATTTAGGTTATCCTAGATACATCGCTTGTAAAAAGTTAAAAATTAGCAGAAGTATTATTTACAAGTATTTTAATAATGAGCAGTTAAGAGAATTAGATGAATTATATTTTTCTAATTCAAACGGCAGTTATGCAACAAAAAGTAAAGTTGAAAAAAAATGATAAAACGTACTGATGCAAACCATAAGCAAATAATTGACCAAATCAGGCAGATACCATTTGCCTCAGTATTTAGCACTCACGAACTGGGCAAAGGATTTCCTGATATCGTTGTAGGATTTAGAGGTATTAATTATTTATTAGAGATTAAAGACGGCAAAAAATCTACATCGCAGAAAAAGTTAACAGAGGCAGAGATTAAATTTCATAACAATTGGATGGGGCAGGTACATATTATAGAAAAAATTGAGGATGTTTTAGAGATATTAAAAATAAAAGTTTAATTTTAATACGTGAATCCTTGTAATGATATTATCGTAGATATTTATCAGGATGCGAAAATAAACAACCTCATCGCAAAAGTAAAGCCATCTGAATTACAAGAGGATTTAAAACAGGAACTTGCTTTAATTCTACTATCCTATGACTGCCAAAAACTCACTCAGTTAAAAAGTGAGGGTAATATAAATGCCTTTGTGTTAAGGATCATAATAAATATGGGAATGAGTAACAATTCGCCATTTTATTATAAGTACAAAAAAAACGATATCGGCAAAGCGGTTGAGTATTTTAAGTTAACGAGCGTTAAGGACTGGATAGATACGGCAGATATTGCTACAAAGCATTTAGATAAAAAGTTATCAATTAATCCTAATGAGGCGCACGAATCAATTATATTTTCTAAGTATGTAGAAATGCGTAACTGCCAAAAGGTTGCTAAGTATTTCGGATTGCCTCATAAACACGTTTTTGATGTGGTAAAGAAAACAAAAAAGCAATTAAAGAATCTTATTAACAATGGATAAAAAAACAGAACATATCAACGCGTTTAAGGTATCTAAATCTACAAAAGAATCAATAATAAAAATTGCAGAAGATGAGGAATTATTGATACATAATGTGATTAGAAAACTCATTAGAATCGGATTAAAAAATTACCATATTGTTGACTCCAACGAAATGGTTAAAAAAATAAACAAAACTAAATGAAAAAAACAACAGAAAAAACAAAACAAAACTTAGATTTTATGGAAAAAAATACTTCTATTACAGCAGTAGAATGGTTAATTGAGCAACTTAATTTAGTTGAATGGATTGAGGACGATGGCATACCTCACATACATTTAAAGATAGTTGAACAAGCCAAAAAAATGGAGAAACAGCAAATGAATCTATCTGAAATAAAAGGAATTAGTAATACTATTAATTACAAAAATAGTATTGCAGAAATATCAGATGAAGAAATAGAAAAAGAATCTAATCGTTATCTCGGTGAAGAAAACAGATTTTGTTTTAAATCAGGTGCTAAATGGTATCGTGAACAAATAAAAACAAAAATATGATAACAATAATTCTCGCATCCTTATTTTTCTCATTCTACTTTATTCATATCGCTAAAATACCATCAGCGATAAAAACAGGATTTAAGTTAAAGGCGCATCAAAGAATAAAACCGATAGATTGTTTTTCCTGTTTACCGGTATGGGTTGCAATGATCCTGTATTGCCTGCCTGAGATTATAAGCATTATTTGCATTATCTTATTTGGAGCAGGTTGTATTGCAAACGCTATCCTTTACATTTTAAATAAATTGCCGTGAGAATATTAGGGTTAAGTAATCCAAATTCAGGTTGCGGTTATCATCGTGTGGTGTTGCCTCTAATTACTATGCCTGAGGTTAAGGGTATAATAACAAACTATCCTAACGAGGAAATCTTATCAGAGAAATACGATATATTACTTTATAATCGTGTTAGTCAATTTGATAATAATTTTGATAAAGTACGTGAGGATTTAGGATGTAAGATTGTCGTAGATATGGATGATGACTGGCTACTACCTTCAAATCATTTAAATTACTACGATTATCAGGAAATGAATCCGCGCATAGAACAAAATCTAATGGATGCCGATTTAGTTACCTGCACGCATCAAAGATTAGCAGAGCGCATATATCCATTAAATAAAAACGTACTCATCTTACCTAATGCGATTCCGTTTGATGTTTACCAATTTACATCTGAGAAAGTAGAGGATGATAAGATTAGAATTTTTTGGTGCGGTGGGATAACTCACGAAGGGGATTTAGAAATATTAAAGAATCCTGTTCGTAGGTTAATGGCACATAAGGATAAAATTAAAATGGTTATCGGTGGTTATAATGATGAGAATCAGCTGAGCAAATGGTTATGGGATAAGATGGTATCTTATTTTACTAACTCAAAAAAACTTGAACACTTTATACTTAAAGGTACAACGCCTGATAAGTATATGAGTATGTATGAGCAGGCAGATATAATGTTAGTACCTTTGTTAGGTTCTAAGTGGGCAGCAGGTAAATCTAATTTGAAGTTATTAGAGGCAGCCGTTAAAGGAGTACCTGTAATTTGCTCAGCAGTTGAGCCATACATTAACGATTTTGATGCGCCTGTATTATGGGTGTATAATCAATCAGACTGGTATAAGCATTTGAACTTTTTAATTAACGATAAACAAGCACGTTTAGAATATGGGCAGAAAATCACAGAATGGGCAAAGCGAAAATATAACCTCTCAGAGGTTAACATTACCCGAAAAGCCGCATTTGCAGACCTTATTAAAGCATAAGCACATTTACGATATGTATATGAAAACGCAGGAGTTAGTAGGATTTGCTCCACATATCAGGAATGAGGTTGTAAATGCTTATAAGGTAGAACATCCACATTATGACTACAATGCTAATTGTCATATCTGCGTGTGCGAAATGTTGGTAACTATTTACAAATGGTATAACACTCAGTTATGATAGGAAATTTAATAATGATAGATGAGATTTGGATGGTTGCCTATTTAGATGATTTTGGTTATCATCTAATGATGCTGCACCCTGAGGATGCAAAATACATAACTGAGGAGCGTTACATTGATGATGTGAATTTTAAAATAGTAGTTGAAAACAATTTAAAGAGATACGCAAAAATAATATCACAATGAAAAAATTAATTTTAATCTTATTACTGGCATCCTGTCAACCACAACAAAAGCAATTTGTTAAGGGTTACATTGTAAAAAAGCAAATCGTAAAGAATGTAAAAGGCGATCCTATTTATGTTACAACGATTTCAGTTAATGGTAGTTTAGTTAATTATTACGGAATCAATTATTATATGATGGAGGAAGGCGATACAATTGAAATCACTAACAAATGATACCAAAAGAAAAAGCGTTAGAGTTGATGGATAAATTTAGGGGTACACAATACCCTGATTTTGGTAGCATATTACAGGCAAAGAATTGTGCAATTATAACTGCAAACGAGATTATAATTAATTGTATTAGTAACGGCTGCTCTCAGGATTGGATTTTATATTGGGAGCAGGTCAGATATGAAATAGAAAATTTATGAATAAAGTGTTTTGTCATTCAGGAGCAACTGGGGATATTATATTTTCTCTGCCTACTATTCGTGCAATGGGAGGCGGTAAGTTAATCATTACCAACTTTCATAAACAGCGTGCGGAATCAATAAGCAAACTTATTCAGGTGCAGCCTTACATTAGTTCGGTTGAATGGTCTGAATTAAAACCATCTTACGCATACGATTTAGATAAATTTAGGCAACACGCAGGGCATCATTCTAATTTGATTGAGGCACATTTTAAAGGTGCAGGTATTGATATTGATTATTCATTTAGAGATGGGTGGTTAACGCTGCCTGAGGATGTTAATATTATAAACGGAATCAGATACGCAGTAATAAATAGAACAACGAATTACGCTGATCCTAACTTTGACTGGGCAAAGGAGGTTGAATATCTTTACACGATAGCAGATGAGGTATTTTTTATTGGTTACCCTGAGGAATATCTGTTATTTAACGACAAGTTTCAAATTAAGGTTAAATACTTTCCCTGCGATTTTTTGGAGGCAGCATATCTAATTAAGAAAGCGGTAATGTTTACAGGCTGTTATTCTGCTATGTCAACGATTGCGATGGGGTTAGGGATTAATTATAGATTAGAGCAAGCACCCGGGCATACCTGCTCATCATTATTACAACCACGTGAAACAATTATAAATGTATAGTCAAGCAGGACAGGATAAATTTGTATTGGATAGGATAGGAGCAAATGGCACTTATTTAGAAATCGGTGCAGCATATCCTATAGTTTATAATAATACCTATCTGTTAGAGTTAAATGGTTGGAAAGGTTTGTCTATTGATTTTGAGCCGATGTATTTAGAGCAATGGAAAGTTAGAAATAACCCGATAGTAATTGCAGATGCATTAACATACAATTACCCTGATGTTGATAGGTATGATTACCTGCAACTGGATATTGATCCAACGGAAAAAACATTTGCGCTGCTGCAAAAGTTATTAAAGGAATATAAAACGAGATACTCAAT